CAGAGAAAAAATGAATGAAAGGCAGACACACACCAACGTCAGCCTGTTCAGCCCCTTGAAGGACTTCTCGATGTCCTTCGTCAATAATTGAATCTTATTCATACAACACTTATTTAGATAACATAAACGCTTTCGCTGCCGTATTTATGGCAGACCTCATCACACCGCCGCCACCGGAGCCTGAAATCACCCACGAACTCATACTTGGCACCGCAAGGAGACAGATGATCGTCACAATGTCCAATATGATCAGATGAGTAGGTGCGGCAAACTTCCATACGTCCGTAGAAGTCCAGAAGAATGAAATCATCATATCCCTCATCTTGAAATTCACGAAATCCACCATAGAGGCGAGAGGAATCCAGAATGAAATCTGTATATATCTTGCCAGCCAGGTACGGATGTTCCCTGTGAATCCGGGCATAAGAGCCAAGGCAAATGAAAAAGGCCCGACAAGTCCAAGGATGATCAGAAACACACTGCTTACGGCCAGCAGTATATACTGCACTATCTTTGCGAGCAGCGTTATCACCCAAGACAATATGCTTGTGCTGTTGCTCATCGGCACACTGAAAATCATCGTGGCTCCCATCTTTATGCTTTCCCAAAGCTTCTCCCAGAATCCCATTTCCTCACCTTTGGAAACGGTCTCTTCGGCAATCGACTCCATATAGGAACTTGTGCCGAATGACATACCTGAAGTCACCGTAGTATCAGCCACCTCATTTTGCATCATCTGCTCGAACTCTCCCTGTAGAGTTGTGGTTTTCCTGTCCTCCTCGATACTCCTCATCAGTTCCGCATACCTCTCATCCAATCCCTGTCTGTCGCAATCCACGAAAGCGGTTATTCCTCTTGTCACAGCAGTGGTCAGATGGTCGAACGGCATCAGAACCATAGTATAGAAATTCCAGGTAAGGGCAAGGATAGCCAGAGCCTTGATGATCGACCTGATGTCCAGCTGAGCAAACGGATCATTCATATACTTATTGTACCACCATATCAACGACACACAGGCACAAATGCAGGCAATACCACGAGCCAGCATATACAGCCCGCCCATTTCTCCGGTGAATATTCCCCACTTGATGCTGTCCAGCATCTCAAGATAATTCATCATCATAACCCTACCATTTAATTGCAAACGCCTCATCGATGCTTTCCACAGTATCAGCCACCATACGCCCCCTGTCTATAGCACCATAACTGTCCATAATGTGATTGTACATAGCCACATTAGCCCTGCACATCTGCCTGTCACACTCCTGCAGGCCCTTACGCCTCTGATCTTCGCTCATCTCGTTTCTGGAATCCAGATACTCTCTTGCCCTTTTCACCTCCCTCGAAGCAATCAGCAGAAACTGGAACCCCTGATTCACAAGATTCCTCACCTGATAATAATTCAAGTCATCCCGTTCAAGATTGTTTATCCTCTCCACATAATGCGAGAACATCCGCAAAGTCATCTCGTAAGTCTGTGCAATCCTTATCACCTCCTGAACCCTATACAGATCGGAACGCACCTCCCTGTATCGCTCGTTCATCTCCCGAAGAAACTTCAACTGCTCTTCCATCACCCCAAGGTTCTGAAGAAACTGGGATGTGTTCATCGCCATATTGTCGCCATCCTGAAGGAACGACAGGATCGCTTGAGTCAGATTCCCGAAGTCAAATGTAGCCAACTGAGCCTGTGCCCTCTGGCTGCCTCCTGCCAGCAGACCGACACTTAAAACCAGCCCCATAATCCACCGTCTCATTTTACAAGCCTCCTTATTGCCTTTACATAACTCCCAGCCTTCGCCACCTCCCTGGCAAGCCTCTCCTTATCCCTTTTCTGCGAAGAAAACGCAATCCTTTCCTCCGGAGACACCTCCAGCCTCATCACGAATGAATGCCTGTTCCCAAGATTAAAGAACACCTCACGCCCTGCACCGAAGCCCCTCCTGTACCTGTTGAGAGACAACACCATCGCCTTGTCATCCTCGTTCAGCGACAGATGCTCTGCCAAAGCGTCAAACCTGTTCACATACCTGGTCTGATCAAGCAGAATCTTCACAGCCGAATTTTCCACGATGGTATCCTTGATGATAGGGGAGGAGATTATATCCTTCAACTCCTGTGTCACCACCACAGCCGAAGTCCTGTGCTTACGTGCAGTCTTCCACAACTCCATCATATATGCGGCCATCTGAGTACCCATTATCGCTTTCCAGGCTTCCTCGATACACATCACCTTGAAGTCCCCGTTCGATGCCATCTTCTCGGCAAAGGCATCCATAATCACAAGTGTAGTGATCGGATAAATCACAGGATCACCCTTGATGTGATCGATTTCAAACACCACAAACCTGTCATTCAGAATATCTGCATTATCGTATGAATTCAGCAGGTAATCATACACCCCACCTTCATAGAACTGTTCCAGCGAGATCAGATCTGAGTTCTCGCGTCCGAATAGTTTCGTAAAGAGCGCACTGTCAGACATTACCGCCTGCAATGGCCTCAGTCGTTCAGTCAAGCTCTTGGTCTTATCGGTGAGCAGGTTTATATCGACCCCGGCAGCAGTCAGTTCCTCCTTGACATCCTTTGGCAAGAAACGGCCCTGAGCGAGAATCGACATCACGTTTCGCAATGCGACACCGCCCTCCGCGCCTTTCTTTCCGGCCTTATCAAGCACCTGTATGGCTGCGTTTGTCTCCGCAAATGAGACTCCCGCAGACTTAGCCATCATACCGCACTGTTGCAGGGCCACCTGGATTGTCGGAAGCTCCGCAGATCCCTCCTTTCCGGCAGCTGCCATGATGTTCATCATTTCGGCCATCTTCCGGCTTGCCTCCATAGGATCATCAAGCGAAATGCCGTACTGGTTCATGGCGGTAGTCAGAACAGTAGCAGCAGCCGTAGCATCGCCACCCATCGTCTTGCTCAGGATCGCAATGTTACGGCCCATTTCCTGCATCGCAGCGGGGGTCTTAGCAAGTTCCGGCGACAACTGCGACAGAAGCAGCTTATATGATTCCACCGCCTGAGCAGCGGAACCGCCGAACTCTTTTGCTGTAGCCCTCGCCTTGCTTTCAATATCCGCAAGAGCCTCACCCGTGACGCCCGAAATGGCTGAAAGGTCAGCCAAAGAAGCATTGAGAGTTGCTCCTGGGGCAATCGTGTTTTGAAATGTCTGATTGAGATTTTCAATATACTGGGTCGCCTGGTTAAACTGGAAAAGCTTGTTCTGGAAGATTTCAATTCCGGAAGTGGAATCCTTAATCTTCCTGTTCAGTTCATCGACATTTTCCGCGATATCAACGACAGCAGCACTACAGTTTCCTGTAATGTTAAACGCATAATTGAAAGTATAATTGCTCATTGTGTGTCGTTTGATAAAAAATGATTATATTTGCGAAAACATCAATCACCATGTTAGGCACGATTTTAGGCATACTCTATACGATCGGTATCATTTCCGTCATTGCATACGCTGTATGGCCGGAATGGTTCCGCAAGCATGAGTCCTAACCGTTCTGCGGACTAAATAACCTCGAAAGTATCTTTGCGAGATTCACAAGCCTCGTGCGTTCAAGCCATGCCGCTTCCTGAAACATCATCGCCCACTGTTCATCCGATAGTGTGTCCGGGTCTATCCCGAAATTCGCTCTGATGAGGGCACACCCTTTTGCGATTTCCCCGTCTTCATCTTCGTCCGACAGGTGGTGTGCCTCTACAAGTTTTTTAGCGTTCCCAGATAACGTCCGAACAAAGACCCAAGAGCCTGCATCGCTGCCATCTTATAGAGGGCATCAGTCTTCAGTGCCTCAGATCCGCCAAGCCAGCAGTTGTCAAAAATAACCTCGCTTGCCTTGACCTCGTTAGTCTTACTCAATGCACTGACCGCGTGCATTGTCTTCATATCCGGACGACGGAAATATCCCACATGATCCTCCTTGGTCTCATCGTCAGGGATGACAATCTCTGAAACCCTGCCATGCTGATTTTTCCACGCCTGTATCATCTCGGCTGATACACCGCCGTTAATTACCTTGTTTGTGTTCTCCTTGTTATTCATATATCTGCTCTAAATAAAAAGTCAGGACGGGCGAAACACCCGCCCCGACGATTAAACATATTAGGACAACTTGCCCCAGTCGATGAAGCCAGGCAGAAGTTCCAGCTCCACAGGGATGCTCATGTCGCCCTCCTTTGTATCTCGCTTGTTCTCGACAAACTGACAGTTGCGGATCTTATCAGTCACGATCTTTCCGTTTGCCGGAAGATATGACACTGTGATATCGAAAGGCGCTATATCCTGAATGCGCCCGTTTACGCTCTGACTCTGTATGGCGACAACCTCGCTCATGAGCAGCGCGATCTTGGCACTCGGGGTGATTCGCCCCTTACCTCGACCTACAGGATGGCGCCCGGCACCATAGATATTCTGCATATCCTGTTTGTCTCCGTAGGAAATGGCTGTGATTCCAGTAACAGGCACGCCGTTGATGCAAAGTACCACGTCAGCCCAGCCGTATTCCACACCGTTAATCAACGGAATTCCATTGTTGTGCATTGTCGTTCTGTTTTAATGGTTATACACTTGGGGCAAACCCGATCTTGATGCTAACCCTGCGCATGATTCCAGTCGGAACATTAAGGATGACCATCTCCACCTCAGAGGACGAAAGCACATTCTGCTCTGGGTCAATCTTTACCTTGCACCCGCTGAGCTCCCCGGCTTTCTCCATATCCTCAAGTGCCCTGTTTGCAGTGAGTTCTAAATCTTCCACTACATAGGCTGCCAGCTTACCAGTAGAGGCATCAACCTTAAGCGGACGGCCAAGCTTAGGGAGTGTGTATGTTCGCACGCCCCTGCAAGCCTTATCCATCGTCCTTACGGCCTCAATATGGGCATAGTCCGATGTGGCAGCATCCATGGTATGAGAGTCATTGAAATACGACCCTGCAAACCCGTCATAAATGGTAAAATACAAGTATCTGGAAGCATCAAGCGCCTCGATAACAGCACGGTCAAGATCTCTCAGGAGTGTTCCGTCGCCAAACGCCGGAACAGCAATTCCTGTAGGGAACTTCTCAACCCATGCGATACTTTCGTTCACAGCAGCTGCTGAACATATACCCACAAGATCACCGAGTCCGGAAACGGAAGCTTTGGAGGCGTTATCTGCACTTGCGTACAGTTCCGCAGCTACACCTGCTCCGTCCTGTCCGATGATGACAGAAACACCGTACTGGTTGGCACCTGCAAGATCTGCCGGCATAGCCGTCACGTCAAGCACTTTCGGGGCGTAAAGGATCTGCATTGGTCTGTCCTGAGATTCCAGCGCGTTGTGCACCGCCTTAAGGCTGTTAAGCACTGTGGCCGACAGTTCAACAGTTCCGTTCCATACACCAACCTGGCGGATCTTACCGCCTGCGTAGTCCTGCATCTTCTTGATCTCTGCAAATGTTGGGTTACTGGTTGCAGGCTTGAAGATACCGACATACAGGGTAATAGCCGGGTTGCAGCTGTATATAGAACTGAGGATATAATGCAGGACGCGGATTTCCCACGCCGCAGCATCAGCCTTGATTCCCAGTTTCTCAGCAGTCTCTATGGTAGAGACAGCCTGAATGCGGGCCTTATCTGTAAAGCCCTCAGGTAATGTGCTGCCGTAGAACAGGAGACCTGAAATATGGTCTTCTCCTGGCAGTGAACGAGGGATATTCCCGTTCGTCCTTGTGATCTTAAGCTGCTGCATTATTCGTCGGTTTTATTGTTCTCTCCTGCGTTCGCATCTGAGCCCTGGCCATCTGAATTGCCCTGGTCGTCAGTATTCGACCCGCCTGCGTCGCCCTGATTGTCGGCAGATCCGTCTGACTTCTGCCCTGCATCCTTATCCGTGTCATCATCGGCAGCGAATGCCTGTGCCTTTGTCAGAGTAACGACAGCCTTGTTCTTAAGAGAGCGGGCATGGTTCTTTGCATCGCAAAGGGCATAGAACGGCGTTCCGTCAGAAGTGATATGCACCTCTTTCATTTCCGGATTGGCCGCAAAAACCTCCTTTGCAATCTTCTTTGCAGAAGCATCCTGAACAGTCTTGCCCGTCTTGGTTGTTGTTTTCCTTGTTGCCATTGGTATTGTGTTAAAATGGTTTCAAATATCGTTTAAGTATCTTCCATGCTATCCATAACAGAAAGCAAATCAGAGCAGCAATCCCCAGATAAAAAAATGTCTTCTGGATCCAGGACATCCCAAACCTTTCATCAGTTTTCAGTTCGGTCTCGATGTCCGCTGTTGTATCAGTGGCAAGGGTTCCATTATCCTGGCACTCCAGTTCCACTGTGGAAATGCTGCGGGTATCGCTCACGACAGTATTGCTATCCACCTGCTGAGTTGCACGTCTGCGTTGTTCGGTACTCCGTTTCTTGACCGGGGGCGTTCCCGTCGTAGAATCGACAGGCAAAGAGGTATCAAACTCCTCTGTGACTGTCACGACCTCCTCATCCTCGCGGAGCGAACTGACCGCATCCTCGGTCATTACCTGCCGGATGGAATCCGTCTGCATGGCATTCAGCTGCTGCTCAATCGCAAGCTGTGTCTGCTGGAGGAGATCGATCTTCTCCTCCATCTGTGCCATCGTCCTTTGAGCCTTTTGGTAGGTCCCGCAGCCCGATAAGGACAGGGCACTCATCATGATGCTCGCAACGATTGGCAGCGTCGATCGCCTTACGCAGACGCGCCATCTCCCGCTTGGTCGAGCCAAGATCTTTCCGTGTTGCACTGAGCTCATCTTTTGTCGTTGTCAATTCCCCTCTGACTGAGGCAAGTTCCTCCCTCAGAGGGGCAAGTATATCCTCTATGAGTATTCTGGTGGCGTGCTCCGCATTGTCGAGCCTTACTGTCTCTGCCTCTGCCTTAGCCTTTTCCGCTTCGGCTTTTGCTTTGAGCACCGTCGAGCGGAGCTTCAACAGGGCACTGATCAGCGCGAGAAGACCGCCACCAAGTACAAAGTTTAGTATCTCGCTGGTCTGCATTGTCCTATTGATTTATGCCTATCTCTTTCAGGAATGTCGGCACATCAAATGACGGACAGGCCTTGTTTACACCAGGAATATCACCGTGTCCTATAATCCTGACATTTGGATGTTTCCTGTGGAAGTTCAGGACATATTCAGCAAGAGCCTTACGCTGTGCTTCTGTCCTGGTGTCCTTAGGCTTTTTCCGCTTATCGAGGCCACCAGCATACACTATATGTCTGCTGACGCCGTTGTAGCCTTTGGCACCATTGGTTATCTCCCAGTTATCAACCCACGCGTCTTCATTGTTACCGACAAGCCTTTCAACAGTTCCGTCAAGATGGATAAGGTCCGTATATCCTACCTGCTTCCAGCCCCTACCTTTCGGATAAGGAGCAGTGTGCCACGCCCGAATAGCATCGGAAGTTACCTCACGACCTTGGGGCGTGGCAGTGCAGTGAATAACAAGATATTTCAGCTCCTTTTTCATCTGCTCGAACTATTCGAGTTTAGGCCTTTGCGCTCACGATTGCACCCAATCCCTCAGCCTTAAGAGGCAGACAGATGTTGTATGTGCGCATAGAGAAAAGATTCTCCTGGTTCTCAGGGTTGCTTGCAGCATCCTTAAGGTATGACTTAGTCGAGCCGTCTGCACGCATCGCACGTCCCAGGCAGAATGCTACTGAGCACTGCATATTGTTTGCTCCAGGAACAGATCCATACGCAGTCTTTGCCAATGTAGTGACATCGTAGTAAGGGCATTCGTCATACTCATAGATGTCGAACCCGTAAATCTTCGAGATCTTACCTGTCTGATAGTCATAATACTGGTTTGCGAACTTCTGGTCATTCTCAAGCATATCTGCAACATGATCCGCACAGAGGACGAGGATACGGCCCTGCTTTGGTGCCTTAGCCTTATCAAATGCTTTCTTAAGCTTCGCGATATCCTTTCTGACCATAGTCTTGCGTCCATCCTCAGCAGTACCGCTTGTAAGGACAACAGGTGTCTTTGCGGTATTCTCAGCAGGGGCAAGTGCATGGATCGCACGGGAATACTTCTTTTCCTTGAACGCCTCCGTGTGCTTCTCGATCACGACAGCCATCTTATCGTATGATATTGCATGAAGTTCGTCGTCAGTGATACGTGTCGGCTTGGACTGGAACTTATCAAGGGTAACAGCCTTATCGCCATCCGGAAGGTCCTCGATTTCGAGCGGGTATGTATTATTATTCACAAGAATGGTAGGGTCTCCGCCAAGGTCCACAAAGTGGATGACATCCTTATTCACATACTGATCATAGCTGCGGATCCTGTTATACCAACCCACAGACTCATCATCAGACCTGAACGCCTTGATGAGCTCGCCGGTCCACACCTCGGCAAAGATGCCGACCCTCATAACCCCCGCCGGGGCAAAATTACCGATAGCCGATGCAGCCACGGAAATACCGTTCGCTGCCACTGCGCCGGTTGCAGGGTCAAAGCCTGCAATTCCTGCGATTGTCGCACCCGCTACCGAGTTGAATGCGACACCTGCAATGAGCCCCAAAAGGGCAAAAAGAAACTTTTTCATTCGTCGTTGATTGGTTTAGAATGTAGGGTTTACTCCGTAATGCTCCTTGTAGAGCTTACAGTATTTCTCGCGGTCATTCTCGCGCATCTCCGCCAGCTGCTCTGCTGTATGCTCCTCCCATTTGAGATTGAGCGGGGCGCTGCCACCGTTAGGATTGATGACCTCTGTCGGCTTCTTTACCGGGTTGTAGAGATTCATGGTCTCGCGCAGATCGTCAAGGCCAACCTTTTTGCCGAGATTGACAAAATGATCCTTTTTGTCTGCCGGGATCCTGTGCTCGTTAATGGCAACCTGGACTGCGTCCGTGATGCGCGCAAGTCTCAGCGTGTCATTCTCCTGCTGCAACTGCTGAATCGCAGTCACAGCCTGCTCCTCAGTCGAAGCCTCCGCCAGACCGAGTGTCATAAGAATTCTGTTCATCGAAAATTGTGTTAAGGTTTGTGTATTGTCGTCGCCACCGTCCTCACCGTCCGGCCCGACATTTTTCTTAAGAAGTGGGAGTAAGGCTGCATCCTCATCCATGGCAAGGGTGAGGACATTGCCGTTCTCGTAGATCTTGCAGCACTGCAATGCGTCATCGTTAGCCCCGATATCCACGATTGAAACCTCGTTGAGCTTCGACTTCGTCACTGTTGGTCTGGTCTGTCCGGGAACAAGTAAAGCGGGGTCCTCTGATATCTCGATGACCTCCAGCCCTGCCGAAAGCATACGGAGCGTTCCGCGTTCCCATTTCTGGGCGATAATCTTCTCCTCATCAGTATCTCCGTCGATCTGCGGCGTGCCATAGAGGACATCACCATCGATGCGGATGTTCGTTATCGTTCCGATAGGAAGCCTTGCGGAACGAGTGTGCATGTATAAGAGGATAGGGTTCTTTTTGTACTGCTCCAGGTTGATTCCCTCCGTCAGTACACGTGAGCCGTAGCAGTTGAGCCTCGGCGTAGAAATTACAGCTTCTTTCATTCTTTCATAAATAGGCTTTTGGGGTGCCGGCACCGCCTGCGGTCCCGGCACGCCCTCGGCCAGCGTCGCAAAAAAGGGGTTTTCGTAGCGGAGGCGGGGATCGAACCCGCGACCTTGAGGGAATGAACCTCACGAGCTACCTCTGCTCTACTCCGCGTTGTTTATGTCGCAAAATTGATATAATCCGGACACCGTAACAAACAGAGTGTAAAAACCTTACACTCTATTTTATAACCCGAAGATTCAGAGGCATTTTTGCGTCGCAAAAACACTTTTTTCAAACGAGATCTTCAATATGAATGGGAAAGAACATTAACATAGAGCGTAAGGAATTTGCCGAAACTCTATACATGCAGGGCGTCCCGCAGAACGCTATTGCCGAGAAAGTCGGAACATCTGCGAACACAATAAACAGATGGGTCAAGGAAGGAAGCTGGGCCGAAAAGAGAGCTGCACAGTCACTGACCAGAAAGGAGGTCGTTAATAATGTCCTCAGGTCGGTAAATAAACTTGCAGAGAAACTTGGAGAAGTTGAGGACATCAGCTCTGTCAGCGGTATTGCTGACCAGCTTTCCAAGTTGTCGGCCACGATCAACAAACTTGACAAAGAGGCCTCAGTCGTGGACTTCGTCGAGTGCTTCATGGCATTCGGACGTTGGCTCGAATATCAGGCAGAAACAGATCCGGAAATCACAGCCGAGTTCAGAAAGATGGTCAATAAGTACCAGAATAAATATATCCTCGAACTTCTCGGCAGCAAGGCACAGTAATATATGGCAGCACGCAAGAAACAGAAAGATGCTCTGCGGGAATGGAACCAGTGGTGTGAGACGGTACAGACCAGTACCGCGCTGAAAGCACAGGAGACCACAGCGCAGAAGAATGCACGCATCAAGCGACTGCGTGCCGATTATTCCGCATTCGTGGACTATTATTTCCCGCACTATACGGATGACCCCGTAACCGGGAAACACACAGCGTGCGCCCCTTTCCATATCAAGGCAGCCAATACCATAAGAAAGGAACGCAACCTGCAATATGCTGCGGAATGGGCCCGTGGCCACGCCAAGAGTACCCATTTCGATATCTTCATACCTCTGTGGCTTAAAGCCCAGGCAGTCCCGGAACTCCATGTGATGGTGCTGGTCGGCAAGAGTCAGGACAACGCAAACACGCTACTCGGTGATATTCAGGCAGAGCTTGAATTCAACCAGCGATATATCGCAGACTTTGGCAAGCAAAAAAATGAGGGATCCTGGCAAGACGGTGAATTTGTCACAATGGATGGAACCGCTTTCTTTGCCCGAGGCCGTGGCCAGTCTCCGCGAGGTCTCAGGTACCGAAGCCATAGACCCGATTATGTAGTCATAGACGACTTGGATGATGATGAGCTTGTAAACAACCCGGACAGAGTCAAGAGGCTCACCAAATGGCTCAAAGAAGCACTATTCGGAACACTTGACGGAGGGCGCGGACGTTTTATCATGGTCGGCAACCTTATCGGCAAGTGCAGCGTTCTGGCAAACTTCATCGCTTCAAAGGGCGTGATCACACACAGGGTCGATGCCATAGACAAAAACGGCGAGCCATCTTGGAAAGAAAAATGGACCATCGAAGAACTCCAGGCAATGCAGCAGTTCATGGGTTATATCTCATTCCAAAGGGAAATGATGAACAACCCTATCACAGAGGGAGCGATCTTCCGTCGTGATTGGATCAAGTGGAAAAAGCGCCTGCCATACAGCAGATATGATCATCTCGTGGCCTACTGCGACCCGTCTTTCAAAAGCTCGACAAAGAACGACTACAAGGCCATCAAACTGTGGGGCAAGGTCGGAACAGAGCTGCATAATCTTGGGGCATTCGTACGACAGTGTTCTGTGGCCGAAATGGTGAGGTGGTTCTATGATCTTCATGAGAAGATGATCGCAGCTGATGCGGTGTGTGATTATTTCATTGAGGCGAACTTCCTGCAGGACACCCTGCTCGATGAGTTCACCCGCGAGGGCAACCTGAGAGGGTACCAGCTTCCGATCAGAGGCGACAAACGAAAGAAGCCAGATAAATTCCAGCGAATCGAAGCGGTCTCGCCACTGTGGGAAAGAGGTTTTGTCTATTACGATAAATCGCTGGAGGAGGATCCGGATATGAACGCCGGGCTGGAGCAGACGCTGGCATTCGAGAAAGGAATGAGCGGGCATGACGACGCCCCTGATGCTGATGAGGGCGCAATCTATATTTTACAACAGCGTACACGCGTGGAGGCTTTCAAGCCATCCATAGGCAAGCGCACAACACCAAGGAACCAATGGTAAAGTTTTTCAAGGCAGTAGTGTTCAGTATCAGGCTGAACAGGGAAATCCGCAAGGCAAAGCGCGGTAAGGCACGCACCGGGCACAAGCACATGGTCCTCAATATAGGAGGAAAACCGATGTGTGTAAGCAAGATGCACATCTCTAACCTCATAGGAAAGGGAGGTGTGTTCAAAGAGGGCACTCAGATGTCCGATATCTCAAAAGTGGCACTGTTTATTGCGAGGTAGAGAATGTTTCTGAATACCGAAGATTACCGCGTCGTATGCAGCGACGCAAGCCTTGATGTCATTACACAGAGCAGCGATGAAATCCGCCAGAAAGCAGAGCGTACTGCAATGGAGGAGGTTGCGGGATATGTGCGTTCACGATACGACATCGATGAGGCTTACCAGGCAGAGGGCGAAGACAGGAACCCTCTGCTCGTTCAGCTTACCGTCAGTATAGCTCTCTATTACCTCGGAATGTGGCTGCCTCATTTCATGGCCAGCGACAATCGCGAAATTCTGTATGAGAATGCGATCGCCCGTCTGAAAGACATTCAGAAAGGGGCGTTTACCCCGGATCTTCCACAATACACAGCAGAGGACGTCGAGGGTGAAGACGCAGGACAGCCTATGAGATTCGGGTCCATGAAGCGACAGAATTACGATTATTAAACACCGTTCAAACACTGATTAAATGGCAAAGAAAAACCATACTGAGCCGCAGGTTACCATCGAATCGCTACGGCTCGCTGCCAGGGAACTGAACGCAAGGAACGGCAGCGCCGAGCAGCGAAAGAACCTGCTCGCAATGCTCACTCAGAAGACACAGTACCTGACAAAGCAGGATATCGCAAAATGGCGCAGGGCTTGGCAACAGGCAATCAGCATTGACAACCCAAACCGCTCAGCCCTGTACGACATCTATACCGACGCCCTCATTGATCTGCACCTTACAGGATGTATCTCTCAGAGAGAGGGAAAGACGCTTCTCAAATCCTTTGTCATCCGCAAGGCTGACGGCAAGGAGGATGAGGACGCAAAGAAGATATTTGAAAGCCAGTGGTTCTATGACTTCGTGCATCATGCGCTCGAAAGTCGCTACTGGGGTCATTCTCTTATCCAGCTTGGCGACATTGTTACCGATGAGAACGGAATCCGCAGATTTGCGGATGTTACGCTGGTACCAAGAAAGCACGTAGTGCCTGAGTTCGGCGTACTGCTCCAGCAGTTGGGCGATGACCCAAAGAAAGGTATCGACTACAGAACCGGGCCGATTGCAGACTGGTGCGTAGAGGTCGGGGACAGCACGGATCTCGGACTGCTCTTGAAATGTTCGCCCCATTCGCTGTCAAAGAAGAACATGGCTGCATACTGGGATGTCTTCGGTGAAATCTTCGGAATGCCTATGCGTATAGCAAAGACTACATCGCAGAACCCATCGGACAGAAAGCAGATCGAGGCGATGCTGGCCGAGATGGGAGCAGCTGCATGGGGCCTCTTTCCGGACGGAACCGAAATCGACATCAAGGAGTCCACCCGAGGGGACGCATACAATGTCTATGACAAACGCATAGACAGGTGTAATTCCGAGATCTCAAAGGGAATCCTTAACCAGACAATGACCATCGACAGCGGTTCCTCTCTGTCACAGTCAGAAACGCACCTTGAAGTATTCGAGAACGTCTGTGCAGCTGACCACAAGCTCATAAAGAATATCATAAATGACAGGCTCATTCCAAGGATGATCCGTCACGGGTTCGACCTCAAAGGAAGATCGTTTGACTGGGACGATGCAGCAACATATTCCCCATCAGAGCAGAGGGAACAGGAAAGAATGCTGTTGCAATACTACAGGATCGATCCAAAGTATTTCCAGGAGAAATATAACATCGACATCATCGGGGAAAGGGATTCGTCGGACG